ACAAGGCTAATAATCGTGGATGAAGCCGATTTGTTCGTAAAGGACAACGACTTAACGTTTGAGAGAAAATTTGAGCTTTTAAGGGAAATTTACGAGTACGGTAAACGAAATAATCTAGGTATAGCAGTCATAGCGGTAGGTCTTGGAGTGCTTAAAAAACGTATAGATAAGCTCGGCGGCTATTTGCAAAGCAGGCTTACTTACTCTCCGGAGATGGTTTTAAGTAGGGACGAGCTCATAAAAATCGGTCAAATGAACGGGATAGAGGGCGAGATAGCGGAGTTTTTAGCCGAAGGCGACAATGCGAGGCTATATGAAAAAACGTCGCTAAATTTGGCTTTGGGATACGAAGCTAAAGTGGCGGCCAATCTAGTATATCAAACAAGGAGAGCGTAATGGCGATAAATAGCGCAGTTAATAGAACGCAAGCGGCTGGGCTGGTTAGATTGATGAGAAATTTCGAAGCGAAAGGATACGAGATGAGCGTAAACGCAAAAGGCGAGCTATGGGGTATAAGGCGCGCAAGCATGATAAAGGGCCAAAAGGCAGACTACTCAAAGAGCATGTTTAAGCTAGTAGGCAAATATATCATAAGAACCGCCGACGGCAAAGTAATCGATACGGCGGCTTAAATTTGATTTTTCGGGAGCTCTGCGGAGCTTCCTATAAAGTTAAATTTTAAGAAAGGAGAAACGCCGATGAGTAAAACTACGATGCGTATGGTTTACGTGGCTACGCCCTATGCGGGGCTAAGCGGCGTAAGCGAAACAAAACGCCCATTTTTAGCTAGATATATAGCCAAAAATGCTTGCATAAGAGTAAGAGAGGCGGGGTATATACCGATAAGTCCGGTGCTAGCTTTTAGCGATATATTCGACGAGCAAAAGGATAGGGAATGCGTGCTTGATGCTGGACTTGAGCTACTTAGCCACTGCTCTTACGTATATTTTTATGATTTGCATCCAGACGCTTTTAATAGCGAGGGTATGCGAAAAGAAAGAGAATATGCAAGAGAACTTGGAATTAGCGAGCTTGATTTAGACGGTGGATTGTGGATTGATTGATGGCGTTGCGGATAGTTAAAAAGCAAAGGGCGAATTTAACTGTCTGCTTAAAATACAGATACGTCTTAAAAGTAAGGCATATCAAGAAATTTAGAGCAGAAAGAGAGGAAAGCATGCAAATAAATAGTTTTAGCGATGTTGATGTTGCCTTAAAAAGGCTTTGCGAGCTAAGCGTAGGTATAGAAAAAATCAATGGCGAAGTAACGCTTGAGTGCAACCGTATAAAAGAAGCTAGAAAGAGCGAAGTTGAAAGACTTGAGAGCGAAAAAAGCTACATAGAGCAACAAATCACACTATTTTGTGAGGACAATAAGGCCGAATTTGCCGAAAAACGCTCGAAGGAATTTACCTTCGGCGAGATCGGATACCGCATAAGCAAAAGCGTAAGAGTACCTACCGTAAAAGCCAAGCTTGAGAGTTTGCTAAACTCCATAAAGGCGTTTGGGCTAGGTAAAGAGTGCATTATATACGAGGAAAAGCCTAACAAAGAGGCTTTAGCAGAGCTAAAAGACGAGGATTTGGTAAAGCTCGGTCTTAAAAGAGTAGTGAAAGATAATTTTAGGATAGTGCCTAAGATAGAGAGCCTGGAGATAGGAAAATGAACGAGATAAAGAGCTATTTTCAAATCTATTGGAGTGAATATAAAAAGTTAAAAGATAGCAAAAATAGGCTTTTGCCTAGATTTGTAAGACGAGCGAAGCTAAGAATTCGCGTTAAAGGGCTTTAAAATGCTAAGTTTTTTGATATGGGGACTAGTTTTAAACGTTTATGCCTTTATCGTAACGTTTATAACCGCTAGGATGGTAATCCCTAAATCCGAACGAAAAAGGGATTCTAAAAATATAGTTGCAGCAGTGATAGCTGTGATGCTAGTTCCTTACATGATGATGGCCTTATGTCTATATGCCATGATAATCCTAGTATTTTGTAAATTTGACTATGAAGAGTTGAAAAAATTTAAAGAGAGGACAAAAGGGCTTTAAGCCCTTTAAAGAGCGTTTTAAACCACTTTAACGCTCTTTAAAAGGTTTAATTTTAAGGAAAGACGGTTTGACAGCTAAACAAAAAATTCATCTTAATAATCTGCACGCAAAAAAGAGAGAATCGTATCAAGCTAGACTTAATAATGTCCTAAGCTACGATCTTAGTTTTTACCGTTTTAAAAACGGAAAACTAAACGTATCTAAGTTAGCTAGGTGTAGCGGTTTAAGCCGTGGATTTTTAGAAAAATATTTATGGTTTAGAGGCTTATAAAATGAGCAAAAAAGAAGAAATTTATAGAAAGCAGCTTTTGGCGATCATCCATACGCACCCGTTTTATAAACACGCAAAACAAAATGACGCATGGGAAGAATTTTTAAGCGCTTGGAACGTAAAAAGCTGCGCGCAGTTAAAAGTAAAAGAGCTTATAAATTTAATAGCCGTTATGGACGGTAAAGATAATCCAAAGTCCAGCACAGCAGAGTTTGCAACGCAAAGTCAAATATATGCCATAAAATCTCTTTGGCAAAGAGTGGCTAATGATAAAAGCGATAGAGCCTTGCTATTTTTTATAAAGCGGATAACTAAAAATTTATACCTAAAAATAGAGTATATAAAAAAGAGAGAGGCCTCAAAAACGCTTATAGTTTTAAAGAAGATGGAGAATAAATAAAATGCTTTGTCCTAAATGCGCATGCGAAAAAACGAGCGTTTTAAAAACGATTAAGGGACTAAAAAATATAAGAATGAGAAGATGTGAGGGTTGCGGATATAGCTGGATGACCGAAGAAAAACCAATAAAAGATAAAGAACTAATAGAATACGCCGAATATATAGAGCGCATCGAAGGTAAAAAATGAGATTTTTAAAAGCCTTAACTAGATATAAGATATTAAAAACAAGCGATGATGCAGAGTTTTTGCTGCAAAACTACACCGCTGCGCAGATAGAAAAACTAGAAACCATAACAGCCGAAATTTTAGCTATTAGCACTGAAAATACGGACAAAGAAACCCTAAAGAAGCTACTTTTAAACAAAGCCAAAAGTGCAAACATAGATGTACTGCCTAGCGATCTTGAAAATTTATATATCATCTTATCCAAAAGAGCTCTAAAAAAAGTGGCTGAAAGCATGAATAAAACTCTAGCGCTCGTATTTGACGAGATAGATGCGGATGCAGTGGAGGCGATGAGAAAGAGCTTTTACTGGATGGGCAAAGAGTATAACGAAAATCTGCAAAACAGGCTAAAAGATAAGATCGAGGGCGTTTTTAAAGGCGAGATAGAGCTTGATGAGATCGGCGCGGAGTTAAAAAGAGAATTTGGCTCTATTTTAAGCGCGGACGAGAGCTATTTTAAAGGCGTGAGCGATCATATAGCATTGCAGGCTAGAAACGTCGCTACCGTAACGCAAGGGGCTAAATACGGCGTAAAATATTATAAAATTTTAGCTATTATGGACGCTAGAACGACACAAATTTGCCGCTAGATGCACGGACGCATAATCCCAGCCACACATCTTGAAGTGCAAGCAAAAAAAATACTAAACGCAAATAGCCTAGCTAGCAAAAAAAGCGGCCGCAGCGTGGAAAAGCGACGCGTATCTAGGTAAAATCGATAAGATGGATAGTAATTTTGGTCTTCCGCCTTATCACTTTCGCTGCCGCACGGAAGCCGTGCCAGTATGGGTCGACGAAGAAGAGATAGATGGCGTAAAGATGAGAAATACGCAACCGCTTTACGAAAACGAGATTATAAAACATATAGATAAAATGGGTGTTGAGAGATATGCAAACAAAAAGACTTACAATCACTCTGTAAGTTCATCAAAAAGAAACGTAAGCCCAGCAGATACTATAAAAGCACTCAACTCTATCTTAAAGATAGCTCCACACAGAGGACATGCAAACAGAAGCGTAGCTGTAAGCCAAAACGGCTATTTTATGGTGTTTGATGGTGATTATTTATATAATATATTTAAACCGAGCGATAATCTGGAAAGATATTTTAAAAGAAGCGCGGTTTTAGATAAAGCGGAGATTATAAAATGGAAATTTGCAATATTTGCCTAGGTAATGGCTAGTTAGGTAACGGTAGGCAATACCCTAAAAGCGAAATACGCCAAATATGTCCATAGCGGCACAAGAGCTTATACTATAAAACCCAAAAATAAAAAAGCTTTAGCCAATAAAAAGGCGGGATTATTTTTTGGTAAAAAGGTAAAACACCCCGGCATAAAGGCAAATCCATATCTGTTAAACGCTTGGAATATCTACAAAAACGGCGATTTGAAACGCGCTAGCGACGAGCTAGCATAAAATGTAGGCAAAGAGATAGTAAAAGAGTTAAAAATAACTCTAAAAGGGTAAAAACACTTAATAACAAGTAGTCTAAATATTTAAATTTATTGAGTACTGCTATTATTCTTGTTTATATTAGGCTCGATAATAGAGTCCTTGCCCTTTTGGGCGGTGCTGTTTCCTTCAGCACGCTGATGTATTTTACTAGTATTTTGGTCGATGTAGTTTTTAGTATTCGTATCAAAAAAACGCCAATATATAAAAATTGCGCACATAATGCATGTAATAAATAAATTAAATCTAAAAATATAGCTATTACAAAATCCGTTTTTTAAAGATTTTAAGGAAATAGCGCACTCTTTTTGTTTTTCGAAGTCCTGATTTGTTTTTGAAAAATGTATCTCTCTAATAAAAGCATATAAATAGTGTAATATGTTTGTTATAAATAGGCCTATTAGACAAACGATAAACGATAATCTGTATATACTTGCTTGGTGTATATTGGAAAGGACCGACGTAGAAAAAGTAAGCCCTGCAACAAATGCAAAAACGATAGAGGCAAAGATACCTAAAATAGTAATATATTCTTTTTGCATACTGTCTAGCTTTTTTGTTGCTTCATCGGCATTATTGCTAGCCGTTTGTGCCAACGAGGTCGCACTTTTTAGTTCTTTTATCGTACTTGCATTGTTGGCTTCGCCTTTATTTTCTATTTCTCGCATATAGTTTATTTGTAGAATTTCTAAAACTACATGGTCATATAGCTTATAAAAGCATTTTTTAAAATTATCTTGATACTCGTTCTTATTCAATACATATTCATATGCTATTTCCATTGAATGCATTAGAACGTCGATACTTAATATTTTGTCTTTACTGGTTTTTTCAATCTTGTCTATACTAGATATAATTAAAAATATTTTTGAATATTTATGCCTAAAGTCTTTTGCTTTATAAATTTCTTTTAGTTTATCAAGATTGCCCATTAGTCTATAATTAGAATTTTTACCTCGTCTAAAGAACCTAGTTTTGCAAAGGAGCATATAATATCTTTTATAATTATATGCTCTTTGTCTAGCGAGTATTCTAACTCAGAAAGCATTTTCACGTATTTGATCTTTGTCTATAATGTCGCCTATGCCACATCCATCTTTAAATACCATATCCCAAGCTTTGCCGATTTTATGCGTATTATCTACCAACCTCCACGCATTTATATCGCGTTTATCTACTATAATTTGATCTAGCATTTTTTTCTTCTTGTGACATATTGTTTAAAATTTTATCGTAATCATCATAATCGGCTCCTATTCTAAATGCTCCCATATGAGAATATTCATAATAAACGACAGGTATAACAGGTCCAAATTTCCAAGCCTCAAAATCATCATCAAATAGAGGTTTCCTATAGTTTGTTAAAAACTCGTATTGTATATAATAGAGCATTTTTTGAAACTGTAAATTGCTTATAGGCTGACCATCTTTGTTGCATTTGGTCAATATGTATCTTGCTACATCTAACGCTTTCATTTTTGCTCCTTTCGTTTTAATTCTAGTTAAATTGTATTAAATTTTTAAGTCTATTTATAAATTTGAAGCCTATTTTAGCAAAAATTATACCAAATAATATTAAATTATGAAATTAATTCAAAAATACTCACGGTAATTATGTCTTATTTAAAAAGGTTTTTGTATAAATAAACAAAAGTAATAAGCGGATAAAAAGGTGGCTTACGCCATTATCTAGTTTATTATATATGCCTTTCCCCTCTTATCCCTCACCTTTTCAAAGTAGCTAAGCGCGAGAGCTAGCGCCCAAAAGCGGTCGGCGTGGCCATGTTCGTTGCGGTCGCTGTCGTAGGTAAAGCTTTTAGCTCCGGCTTTTCGCTTTATGGCGTGAAGATCGGCTATTAATGCTGGGTCGTTTGGGATGATTATGCTTTTATCTTCAAAGTGCTTTTTTAAATTTAGCGCCATAGCCTCTTTGCTGCTTTGCGTAAAATAGACCCCTTGCACCCTTGAAGGAAAGCGTCTTTTTACCTTTTCGGCTACGCTCATGCCGATACCGGTTTTATCTATCTTTTGCATAGCTAAAGGATTAAGCCGTAAAAAATCAATGAGTAAATTTTCTTGCGCTTCAAAGCTTGCTTTTGCTATGACGTCAAGCACGCTTAATCTCTTTACGCCGCCCTCATCAAAAACGGCTATATGAGCGGATCTATCTTTGGTGCGGCCAACATCAAATCCCGCGTATTGCGGAACGCTTTTAGCCGGAAGCGCTGGCGCATAGTCTTTTATTTTATACAACTTTTTATAAGTTCCACGCTTAAAAGCGCGTTTTCGTCGTCTATGAATTGGCACTCGTACGCGCTCGCCGCTGCGCCCACTAGGTGCGTATTAGTAGCGGTAGAAGCCAGAACTAGCGCACTTAAATACGACGGTGCGGCAAACTACGATAGAACTTACAATTACGGAGTGTATAAAATGGCTAATTTAAGAGAAAACGCCGCTTGGGAGAGCAGGATTTATCAACTAGAAACGACCGACCTGATAGTCGGCGGCGCGGACGGAATAAGCAACAAGTAAGCTATTCAGCTAGCTAATAGAACTAGCTATTTAAAAGGCGAGATCGAAATGCTAAAATCAAGCTCGCTCGACGCGCTCGTTTCGAATAAACTAGACTCGACCGCCAAGGCCTCCGATAGAGAAAAACTAGACGGACTTGGTAGCTCAGCGTTCGTGCAAAGTTGCGGACTACTACCCAATGGAGACGCAAATTCGCCTTCATACTGGAATGGTCTCAAGCGAGGCGTATAACTACTACAATGCCAGTCTAAGGACCGTCGTGAATATGCCACCGTGGGCGTTAGCTACGCGCACGTTGAGCTTCACATCGTAGAGGGTGAAATTTCTGTTGCTTGCTATAAAGCCCAAGGGGATATTTTCGTCAGAAGCGGAAAATCGGCGGTAATGCGCCCGTGGGTGAACGTGGTTATGGGTAGCGTTTCATCTACTTCCGATGCAAACGTCATAGTCCAAAGAGACGCAAACGGAGATTTTGCGGGTAGATATATATCGGCGGAGTATTTTAGGATGACGAACTTTGCCCAAGATGCTACCTTTACGGACGATTGCCACATAGTCTACCGCATAAACGATAGCAGTAACGCATTTTTGCGAAGTGCAAAGTTTAGCAAAGTAGCATCGCTTTTAGGCGGGCTCGGAGCGAATCAAACTTTACTAGACCTAACGGAGCAAAGGCGAGCGGATACCGTTTACGAAAACACTAGCGATAAACCGATATACGTAAGCGTTATAGCGAAAGCCAGTCTACAAGGAGGAACCGTCGCAGCTCAACTATTTATCGACGACGCATTAGCATCCGAGGCTTATTTTGGCAACATGGGCGAGACTACGCTGATAGCGACGGTTTGCGGCATCGTCCCCAAAGGAGCTAGATACAAAGTAGTCCTAATCAACATTAAAGATTCTACGCTTTTGTATAAATGGACCGAGTTAAGATAAAGGAGCAAGTGTGAAATATTTTAAGAATTTTAAAGGCGAAATCTACTCATACGAAGAGGACATAAGCGATGAATTGCTAAATCAGAGAATAAAAGAACTAGGCTTAACGTCGCTAACGGCAAAAGAACTTGAAGAGCTTAACGAGCGATATGAACCTGGCTCCGAGGAGATAGAGCTAGAGGAGATCAATGAAGCAATCAAAGAAGCCGATGACTACATTCGTCATGCGATATTCATCGGAAACGATAGCGCTCTTACCGAGCTTCGCGAGGAATGCAAATAGCCCAACCCAAATCAGATAACGAAGCCTTTAAAATGGGCGAAGCTAAGCTAAACGAACTGCAAAAAGGCGGCATAAACGGCAGGTGCTCTTTGCCCGGCGCAAATATAGTAGCGGGCGGAAAGCTTAAATTTAGCGGCATAGCGGGACTAGAAGCAAATGAATTTAGTATCAAAAGCGTAAGCCATAGATTGAGCACGGATAATTACGAAATAGAGATTGAATTTGAGGGGTAAAAAATCTCATTTTTTACATTAAGGTTAAAAATGAGAAATTTTTTTACAAAAAAAGTGAGAAGGGTTATTTTGTTGGAGTTAAATTTACAAATTTATAGTTTTCAAGATACGGATCTGGGTGTGTAAAATTTAAATTAAAGCTAAAAATGGGGCGCAAATTTATGAGGTTAAAATGCGCCGAATTTATCTAGCGAATTTGACCGCCAAGCGGCGGCAAATTTATATCCCTCTAAACGCCACCTTCGCGTTTTTTAGGTCGTTTGCATCAGGATGAGTCGCGGCTCTAGCCCATCTGGCTTCGCGCTCAGGAGTCACGGCGTAGCTCGGGTAGCTAGGCATCGCTTCGCCCATTTTGCGTAGTTGCTCGATGACTTTCGGATCGATCGCGCCTTGGCAGTAAAACTAGCGTAAAATTTCATTTTCGCCCTCGCGCAATACGACTTTTGCCTTTTCTAGGCAGTTCATCGCGTGCTCGTGCTCGGGATCCATACCTAGCGTCATAAACACGCCCACTTTTTTACCCTTTATCTCGCGTAAAAAGTGTTTAAATTTAGACTCCGCATCGCCCTTATCGACGTAAAAACCAAGCGCGACAAAGTCGTAGGGATCTAAATCTAGATGCAGATCCTCGCTAAATTTGACCGCCTCGCAGCCAAGCTAGTTTGAGATAGCAAGACCGACTTTCTCGGTATTTCCTGTCGCACTCGTGTAGATAACTATTTTTTTCATTCAAAGTCCTTTTGTGAGATATTTGCTACTTCGGTGCCGATCGACATACCCCAAAATACGCCGTCGGTCGTGTAGTTTAAAAAGCCGTTTTCTATGTGCATATAGCCTTTGCTTTCGCATTTTTTGAAAAACTCCATTAGCGCGCTAAATGTCTCATCGCTAACTAGGCTTTTTACTTGCGCGAGGTCGATTTTTGGGTACATAAAGAGGCTTTTTAGCCGTGCTTCGGCGCGCTGTTTATCGTCTACTTTGTTTATCATACGCATTTTTTCTTTTGCGTTATAGATATCGTAGTAGCCTAGCTTTCCGCCAGAGCCCCTTCCAAGCGGCAGTATATCGGCGCCCTCGTGGCTTAGGCGGATATACTGATAGCGGTCGCGGCCGATGCGGTTAAATTTAGTATGCTCGAGTACCTCGTAGTTGCCAGTGCCTAGCAGCTTTTCAAAGAAAGCGTTGTGCAGCTTATGCTCGTAGTTCACGTCGTAGTAGTCCTGCGAGACCGTCTTTGCGAGCTCTGATTTCTCAAAAAGCTGAAGCGAATAAAAGCTCGTGCTGTCGATCTCTAGCTCGTCTACTAGGCGAGCGTCTTCGAGCACCTCGTCTATCATTTGCTCAGGGTAGTTAAAGATAACGTCCGTGCAAACCATGCCGCTAAAATTTTGCCTGATCATTTTTAAGTGCTCTATCGCGCCTTTTTTGTCGTGGACGCGGTTTAGCAGTTTGCGACCTTTGTCCGAAAATGTCTGCACGCCGATGCTAAAGCGGTTTACGCCTAGGCTTTCTAGTAGGCGCACTTTGCTTAAATTTAGATTATGCAGCGTGGTTTCTAGGCTAAATTCGCAGTCGTCCGAGATATTAAAATTCGAGCGCAGAGCCGCGATAATGGGCTCTAGGTGCTTTTCTTTTAGTATCGTCGGAGTTCCGCCGCCAAAATAGACGCTACGGATATTTTTAGCTTGCAGATATGGGAATTTGCCGTATTTCCTGGTCTCGCTCAGCAGATACTGCGTGTAGCTATCTAGCTCGTCTTCTAGCTTCGTGCGGTTCATCGAGCAAAACGAGCAGATATTATCGCAAAATGGCACGTGGATGTATATCACGCCGTCCTTTTGCGTCGGCAGCTCCTCGGTTAAAAATTTCTCGACCTCGGCGTTAGTCGCCATTTTTATTTTTTTGGGACGCGTCGGCCCTGCGTGCCCCTTTTGTCTGGTTTCAAACAT